CAAGTATCACGCCGAGGTGCACGGCTCCCGGTACTTTATCGTCGACTACTTGCAGCTGGCGTGGACGGCGAACACGCACAGCATCCACGACCGCATGGAGTTGGTGGCGCACACGCTGCGCGACACGGCGCAGTCGCTGAACGTCACGCTCATCGGCCTCTCGCAGTTCAACCGCCAGACTTCGGCCGCTCGCTCGGAGCGTCCCGTTTCGCAAGGGCTGATGGGCGGCAGCGCCATCGAAAACGACAGCCACCAAGTGCTGCTGCTCGACCACTCCCGCATGGTGCGCAACGGATTGCAGGCGGATTCGTGGCTCATCATGGACAAGAACCGGCACGGGTCGCTGGCCGACATCCCGATTCGCTGGGACTATCGCACCTTGCGCTTGCTGCCCCGCACCCCCACGATTGACGAGCAGGAAAAGATTCACGGGCGACTGACTCGCAGTGGGAGGATTTGATATGGGACGCAGCCAGCGGGTGAAGGGTGCGACGTTCGAGCGCGACATCGCGCAGCAGCTGGGCGCGAAGCGCAACATCGGGCAGGCACGGGACGGCGGCGACGACATCACGCTGGGTCGCTTGCGCATTGAGTGCAAGCGACGCAAGCGGCTGGGGACGGTGCAGGCGTGGCTCGCGCAGGCGACCGCTGCCTGCGACCGGGACGGCGACATCCCGGTGGTCGTGGCACGGGAGGACCACGGCGAGGCGCTGGTTCTGATGCGCTTCGCGGACGCACTCCCCCTGCTGGTCGCATGGTCGCAGGTTGACAGCCCTCGCAGTCCGTCGCATACTGCGAGGCATGCGACGCCCGCAGTGGGACGACCCGGACAGCTTCGGCCCGCACCTGCCACCGGATTACAACGTCCGGGGCGTGTTCGCGGAGGGGCCGCAGCCCCCGTCGAACCCGCTGGCGAAGGTGCAAGGCAGTCCACCCGCCGACGCCAAGAGCGGGGCGCTTTCGCCGCGCCTCGCTCGCAACGTGCTAACCCGCGCCGCCCGGCAAGCGAAGCGGCTCCGGCTGGCGCTCTTCTCCCACCGACCGAAGCCTCCGGCGAAGCCGATAGTGAGTAGCTTCCGGCTTGACACGCCGCCCCCGGACGAGTAGCTTTCCGGGAGCGTCGGCACTGGACATGCCCCGCTACCCTCCTGTCCCACGGCACGGCTCTCATGGTTCGCCCTGAGGGCCGTTGCCTTTTGCGCCCTGCTCACGTCGGCGCTTATTGTCCCACCACTTCTGCTGCCCCGGCGTCCGCTGGCTGACCGCTTCGCGATGCGCAGCGCGTGTCGCGCCGCGCTTCGCTCGTGCCTCCGGGGACTGCGCCAGCATGGCGGCTCGCAGTGCGACGCCCTCCTGCGAGAACCCCGGACGCCGTCGTGCATGCGCCGTGGTCGCTGCGCCCACCTCCAGCGACCCGACGGGCGCGAGCGGCCACGACTGGACCGCCCACGCATAGGCTTGCTGCCATCCCTTCGCACGAACACACGCCACCCAGCGACGGCCGCTGGGTCCGTTGAAATGCACGTCGTAACTCTTCATGCGACGCCCTCCTCTCGCAGCAGCGCGGCGTACACGCTGCGCCAGTACACGATGCGGGTCCACGCGCCGAACTCCTCCCACACGGGGCGCGTCGGGTGCATGCGAGCCAAGTCGAGCCGGGCGTCGGCCAGTCGCAGTCGGTGCCCGGCTTTCTGCTTCGCGAGGGCCGCGCCGTACTTGCGGCGCAGCTGGTCGGCGGTGTGCTTCGGTGTCATGTTCGCAGTCTCCTGTGTGTGTGTTAGCACTCTGGGTCAATCGTCTCGCCCCACTCTTCCAACTCGGCGTACCCGTCCCCGCCAGACAGCGCCCACCCGCAGTAGCATCGGACCAACCCCTCGTGATGGCCGCAGCGGTCGCTGTCGCAGACGCGCACCCCGCAGGAGCGGGAGCGCGACATCGTGTCGCCGCATGATGGGCACCGCGTCTCGTTCGTGTTCGACATGCTGTGTCTCCTGTGTGTGAGTGGGTTACTTGCGGGTCGCGATGTACTGCACGATGCGGGTGGCCAGCTGCGCCCCGGTGTCGGCCGTGATGCCCCGCGAGAAGTGCCGCACGAGGGAGTCGTGCGTGTGCTGATTGCCGACCGCGCAGCCGACCAAGTCGACGCCCAGCGAGCGCCACCGCCCCGCATCTACGTCGCCGTCGGTGAGGTTGCCGTCGGTGTAGATGAGCACCGTGTCAGCCGCTTGCAGCGCGGCCTTGTGTGCGCCCAGCGTCGCATCGACCGACTCGCAGCCCATCTGGCACGGGAACCGCCCCAGCAGCGACGGGTTCAGCGTCGGCGGCACCACGCAGTGGCTGCGACCGCCCGTCAGAATCAGCTGCACGTCGAGCACCCCCTGCCGATGCAGTAGCAGCAGCGCCGCTGCGAACGCTGCGCCGTGCCGTCGCCAGTCGCCCTGCATGCTGCCCGACTGGTCGAAGACGGCGACCACGCGCCGCTTGCCGCCGCGCTGCTCGGCTTGCCGGAAGCTAGACGGGTCGCCCGTCATGACGCCTCGCACATGCACCCGGCTGCCGCTGGTCGCCGTGCGCACCCGTGCCGAGTCGACGCTGCCGAGCATCTGCGCCAGCCGTCGAGCGATGCCACGACTCTGCGACATGTCCGGCAGCTTGTGCCCGGCGCGACGTGCGAACTCGTCGTCCGGCAGTCGCAGCGTGTCGAGGCTGCTGTCGAGGAAGAACTCCAGCCGTCGCCGCTCGACGGGCGGCAGCTTCGACGGGTCGACCGTGTCGAACGGCTTGCCGTTGTAGTCCATCGGCGTCCCCGTCGACCCGGTGCCCTTGTTGGAGGGCGTGTACCCTGCGCCGTACCGCGACGGCATGCCGGGCACATCCTGCGGGTTCTGCTTCGCCGTCGGGAACGTGTCCATCCAGTCCTTCGCCAGTCGCAGCACGTCCCACGTCGTCGCAGCGGTGGCGAACTGCTCTGCGAACGTGCGCAGCACGTCCTCGGTCGGCTTGCTCGCCTCGCTGACGCCGCTGCACACTCGCGCCGTCATGGGTTCGCCGTTCCAGTACCCGTCGATGAGCTTGGTGCCATTGGGGTGGGTGCTGCACTCGGCGCGGATATATGCTGCCAGCCATGCGAGCGGCTCGCTGCGCGACGAGGCGACGCGGAACGGGTGCAGATTGTACTCGCACCACATGAAGCAGTCGCCCTCTGCGACCCGTGCCTTGTGTTCGATTCGCAAGTCTTCGCAGAGATTCAGCAGCGGGAACGGCACCCCTAGCTTGTCGGCTTCCTTCGCCAACTCGTCGAGGTCACGCGCCGTCACGAGGCCGTGCCACTTCTCGTGCCGCAGCAGCGCCGTGCCGTATGCCAGCCGCAGCCTACGCGACGGCTTCGACACCCGGTCGAGAGTCAGCGCGAACATCGGGTCGAGATTCACGACGTGCTCGCCGGGCTTGTGTCCCCGCTTGCGGCTCGTCGCATCCCATCGCCACGACGCCGTGCCACCGCACGGCTCGTTCTGGAACTTGACCCGCTCCCCGGTGCGTGTCGCCAAGTCGAGCAGCTGGCCGCCCGGCCTCCGCGCCGTGTTGAATACCGTCCGCCAGTCGGGCGTCTTCGCTCGTGGTGCCGTGCTGCTCGTGCTGCTCGTGGTGCTCGTGCTCGTGGACATGTTGCGTTGCTCCTGTCGTGTGAGTGAGTGAGAATCAGAGGCTGCGAAGCATCGAAGTCCAGCCGTCGCACACGGCGACCGACTGCGGGTCGGTGTCGCCTAGGTCAGCGTTCCAGTGCGCCGTGTTATCTGCGAGACGGTCGGCTGCCCACTTCCCGACGGCTGCGACCGACGGCGTCTCTGCGAACTGCGCGGCACGCTCCAGCATGCGCATGTCGACCGGGAACCGCAGCTTCCCCTCTGCGACGGCACTGCGAGACTCGGTGACAATCTGCGCCCACGCCTTGGCCAGCACGTCGCCGCTATCGGGGATGCCGTGCGCCGCGAGGATGGCCGCTGCGACCGCTTGCACCGTCGCCGGAGTGAAGTCGAGTCGCACCGTCTCCCAGCGCGACCAGAACGCCTCGACGGGCTGCAGCATGCCGAGATTCGTCGCGCCGACGAGATGCAGTCGAGCGGCGTCGCACTCCAGCACTTCCAGCGCCCCATCGGCGTCGACGCGCCGGGTACGCAGTCGGTAGCAGCGCGTCCCGTCGGGCCGCTTCACCCCCGTGAGGAACGAGAGCAGCCACTCCTGCGCCCGTGGTGCCAGTCGCAGCACCTCGTCGAGCAGCAGTAGCACGTTCTTCCCCTGCGACGCCGTGCGAACGGCTTGCGTCAGAACGCCGTCGACGGTGATGAAGCCGCCCTTCCCGTCGGGCATCGGGGAACCGAGCAGCGTCGCAATCTCGTCCATGTCATCGCTGCAGCCGTGCTCCAGATAGGCGTCGTACGCTGCGGCGAACGTGCGCACCCCGTACGACTTGCCCAGCGACGGCGGCGAGCAGAGCAGCACGTTCGCGGGAGCCTCTTCGCCCGGCGTGTAGAACTTGCCCAGCGCCTCGACAATCGGGCTCGGGTCACTTCCTGCGGCCAGCGCGACCCGCACCCTCGCACGGGTCGCCGGGGTCGCCGTGTGCAAGGCATGCGACACCGCCTCCAGCCGTCCCCGCAAGTCCGAGATGTTCGACCCCAGCGCATTGCATCGCGACGAGAGCCGCTCGTCGATGGCGTCGGCGGCTTCGACGGCGTCGGTGATGCCGTTGCGCAGCGGGTCGAGCATGCCGTCGACGAGCGACCGCACGGCGTCCTCGTCAATGCTGCCCGTCTTCGCCGTCAGCGCATCGCGCAGCGACCCCAGCAGTGCGTCGACATCGGGGTCGCTCGCAGTCTTCGCACTGCGAGGGGCTGCCGTCGCCGCCTCGCTGCTGCCCCGGCGTCGGTCGTCGATGCCCGGCAGCATCGGCTTCCCACGCACCGACTCGAAGCGGTCGGTGCTGCAGTACCGAGCAAGGAACCGCTCCAGCTTCCCGTCGCGGGGGACGTACAGAATCACGTCGACCGTGCCACTCCCTGCGACGAGCACGTCGGCGTAGCAGTTGTTCGCCTTGACGCTAGACGTGCCCTCGTGCTCCTGCGGGGTGCCGTCCGCGTCGCACGGCGCGACTGCGAACGTCGGGGCGCTGCTGGTGGTCCGGATACGCTGGCCGACGCGGAACGGGGTGCTGCTCTTGGTGCTGGACATGCTGACTCTCCTGCCCCAGTGGGGCAATAGGTGAACGTGACGCCGAAGTGGCGGCACGTCAGAAAGATACACGCACGCATTGACATGTACAACGTCAGCGCAAGTTGTTGAATATCAGCGACTTAGCATGCGACGACGTGCGACGAAAGCGAGAGGGCGCGGCGGTTGGCGTGGTGGCGCGGTTCGGGCCGCGTGGCCCTCGCCCGTGCGCGTCTCATACGGCGCAGCAGCCCTGCGACGCTGCGAGGGCGCAAGCCACGGCGCCGCAGCGACTTACGGCGCTTTCGCGGCTCGCAGCGGTCGCAAGCTGCTAGGGGATGGAACGCGCACCGTGCGCACGGCGCGTGACGCGGCGGGGGAGGGGGGTATGCGCCCGCGTGCCGCTCGCAGCGGATATACCACCCCGTCACGGCCAGTTGCGAGTGGTACAAGTCAAGCGTAGCATGTCTAGCATGCCAGCCAAGAAAAAGCAGGACACGGAGATGCCGCGCAGCGCGGTGTTCGAGGCGGTGTTTGACGGGATGGCCAACGGGAAGACCGTCGCGGACGTAGCGCGGGAACTCGGCCTCCGCCCCGGTACGGTGCGCAAGTGGCTCGGGGAGGACGAAGCGGCGTACACCCGGTACCAGCGCATGCGTCCCCTGTTGGGCGCAGCGTTTGCGGAGGAGGCGGTGCTCGTGGCGCGGAATACGACCAATGCGGCGAGCGCCGCCGACCGACTGCTGGTCGAAACGCTGAAGTGGGCGGCGGCGAAGAGCGCTCCGGCAGACTACGGGGAGCGCCAGACGGTCGAGCATCAGGGGCAGCAGACGCTGCAAGTCAAGGTGATTGAGGAGGAGCGCCCCGTAAAGAACGTGCAGGCGCTGAAAGCCAGCGCGGTGGCGGGTGTGCTGCAGGCAGGCACGGAACTACCCGCTGATTTGCTCTAAAACGGCGCAGGAAGCCCGAACGGGGTCGGGGAGGGGCTGGGGTAGCCCTCCCCCTTTTTGCGCCCTAAAACCCGAAAAAACGCCGTTTGCGCAAAAAGTAGTTAGCAGGGAGTAACGTTACTCTGTTACTAGTTACTAGTATATAAAGGGACTAGTAACAGAGTACTAGATGTAAAGTACTTTGGCGCAAATATTTGCCTCTTGCGCAAGTTGGGTTTTGGTGCTACACATACACTCGCAGAAGTACGCGCTAGCATGTCAAGCACTGCAGGAGACTCGTGGCCGCGTCCAAGTCCAAGCCATCCGAGGTCAGCGTCCGGCTGCACAAGCTGCATCCGGGCCAGAAACGGGTCGCGGAACATCCCGCCCGGTTCCGGGTGGTCATGTGCGGACGCCGCTACGGGAAGTCGGCGCTAGGGATTCGGTGGCTGTGCGACGGGGCGATTGCGGGAGAGCCGGTGGCGTGGTTCGCCCCCAGCTACAAGCTGGCGCTGGAGGCGTGGCGCGAACTGCTGGAGCGTTTGCAGCCGATTACCTCTCGTGTAAGCGAGCAAGACAAACGACTGGAACTTGTCACGGGTGGCGTGATTGAGGTCTGGACGCTGGACAGCCCCGACCCGGCCCGTGGTCGCAAGTACGCCCGCGCCGTGATTGACGAGGCGGGCATTGTGCGCGACCTGTTGGAGATTTTTCAGGCCGCCATTCGCCCGACGCTGGTGGACCTGTCGGGTCGAGCGCTGATTCTGGGGACGCCCAAAGGGCGTCGGCACGGGTTTGTGGTGCTGTTTGCGCGGGGCGAGCGGGGCGATGACCCGGATTGGGCCAGCTTTCGGGCCAGTACACTGGACAACCCGTACATTCCGGCGGAGGAAGTCGAGGCAGCGCGACGCGAGTTGCCGCCCGAGGTCTTCCAGCAGGAGTTTGAGGGTATCCCGACCGACGATGGAGCTAACCCGTTTGGGTTGGAGGCCATTCGCAAGTCGGTCGGCACCCTGTCGAACCAGCCTGCTGTCGTCTACGGGGTCGATTTGGCTCGTTCGTCGGACTTTACCGTCGTGATTGGGCTGGATGCGTGGCGCAAAGTGGCGGTCTTGGAGCGCTGGCAGCTGCCGTGGGCTGCGACGAAGAGCAAAATCGCGGCGTTGGTGGGGTCTACGCCGGTGGTGGCGGACGCCACGGGCGTTGGCGACGCGATTGTCGCAGATTTGCAGGGGATGGGGGTCGTGGTGACCCCGCATGTGTTCACCCAACCCAGCAAACTGCGGCTGATGCAGCGCCTGATTGCGAGTTTTCAGGGGCATGAGCTGCATATCCCCGACGGATGGCTAATATCGGAGCTGGAAGCGTTCGAGTTCACCTACACGGCGACCGGTGTGCGCTACGAAGCCCCCAAGGGACTGCATGACGACGGGGTGATGGCGCTCGGGTTGGCGTTATACGGCTGGGATAGGGTGCAAGGGGTGGTGCCAGAGGCGATGCCGCTGCCACGGTCGGCTGGAGATGACCCGACGGCGGTGATGGCGCCGGACGAGCTGGTGCGCCTTGGGGTCACAACCGGAAACTTTGCGAAACAACTGCCCTTGGAGGGCTGGTAATGCCAGAGAAGCTGCGTGGGATGGAGGCGGTCGCCCGGAAGATGGAGGGGCGCAAGCCGATGATGAAGCGGAAGCCCGGTATGGCGGTCATGATTGCGATTGGAGCGCCCAAGTCCGCGCCGAAGGCCAAGCCGATGATGGGCGAGGACAAGGCCGAAGCGATGGACGGCGAGGAGAAGATGTCCAAGGCCGACCGCATCGCCGCGCTTCAGGAGAAGATTGCCTCGCTCAAGGCGGAACTCGCACTCCTCGAAGACGAGGACGAGATGGACGACGAAGTTGAGATGGGCGAGGGGTCCGAGATGGAGGCCGAGGAAGATGACATGGAGGAAGAGTCATGAAATCCCCGCGTAATCTCCGAGGCATGTTTGTTCCATCTGATACCGTGAGCTTGAAAGAGCGCATGGCAAAAGAGCGCGAAAAGTTGGAAATGTTGGACAATCCGCAGATGCGAGCCGAGCTGGAGGGTCGTTTTGGTCCAGAGCGTGTTCAAGGGATTCGTGGAGATGCCGCTCGTCGCCTTGCTGCGCAGTCTGATACGTTGCGTTCTGAGCGAGAGGGGGCTGCAACTTCAGCTGGGTGGACGAAGCAGGGTGGGTCATGGCGTCGCGGAAGTGAGACGTATACGGGCACGTCAATCCCAGAGAGCGCAGAATATCGTGAGCAGATGCGCGAGATTGAGGAAATGCGCCGTCGCGCTCGCGGCAATAGGCCGCCACGCTAATGTCCACGTCCCCGGCATGGCAGCGCGCGGAGGGCAAAAACCCTGAAGGGGGCCTGAACGAGAAGGGTCGGGCTAGCCTGCGTGCGGAAGGGCGGAACATCAAACGGCCGGTGAAGGCAGCAGAAGCGAAGCGGTCCCCGAAGGCGGCCAAGCGCCGCGCGGCCTTCTGCCGCAGGATGAAGGGCATGAAGGCAAAACTTACCAGCGCCGAGACGGCCAACGACCCGAACTCGCGCATTAACAAAAGCCTCCGGGCTTGGGATTGTAACTAATGGCAGCGACGCTCCTCAAGACCAACAGCGTAACCGTGGCCGCGCAGGATAATGCCGCCTCGGTGGCGGGCCTGCCCTCGCCCGGCTTCGTGGCCGTGCAGGTGACGGGCACCTTTAGCGCGACCATCACGTTCGAGGCGTCGGTGGACGGCACGAACTACGTCGCCTTCAACATGACGCCGTCCAACTCGGGCACGGATGCGTCCACGGCCACGGCCGCTGGCGCGTTCACCAAGGCGACGGGCGCCTTCAGTGCGTTCCGGGCGCGGTGCTCGACGTACAGCAGCGGCTCGCCGGTCGTGACCATTCGGTACACCGCGCAGTAATGCTGATGCACCTGCTGTGGGCGGCGGTGGTCGTCTACGCGGTCTACACGGTCGCGGATGTGGCACGACTGTTTGCGCCGGTGCGGGCGGAGACGACGCTCCCGCCGCCGCCGGTGGAAGTGCCGGAAGACTTGGTGGCCGTGGCGAATCAGGAGCGGGAAAGCTGGGCGCAAGAGGAAGTGCTCCGGGTCATTCGGGAACGCTACGAAGACCTCAAGGACTGGAACCGGGTTCGCGCTGCGTTTGGCGTGGGCCGCATCGAGTAGCGTATGACCATTCCCTATATGGACGAACTGTTGGGCGATGCGTTCGAGCGGGCGATGGCGGGGTTCAGCAATAACCCGGCCTCCCCGAACGAGCAGGTCGCGCCCAACCCGCCGGGCGACACGGGGCAGACCCCGGCCGAGGATTTCTCGGCGTTGCAGCGGGCGCTGTATGGGGCCGACTACCCCGGCGCGGACCCGAGCACAGCCGAGGACATGGCGGCGTGGGCGAGCTGGACGCGGGGCTTGTGGGAGTCGCGGCGCGAAGCGGTGCAGATGCACCTGCACCTGGTGGAGCGGAACCGGCTCTTCCGGGCCGGCCAGCAGTGGATTTCGGCCAACGGGCTGGGGCCGTGGCGAGAGCCGGCGCGCCCCCGGGATGCCGCCCGCGTCGTGTATAACATGATCGACAAGGCGCTCGACCAGCGCCTGCAGATTCTCGTGGACCAGCGCCCCGGCTTCTCGGTAACACCGACCACACAGGACCCGGACGACAAGCGAAAGGCGCAGG